CTATTGCTGGCGATGATTCTTTACTTGAGGCAGCCGAAGGCCTACGCGATGGATTTAGCGTTGGAGTTATGGTTGATGACTGGAAAAACAAAGATGGCGTTATGTCAATAAGTGCAGCTAAGTTAATTGAGGTTAGTTTAGTAACCGATCCTGCAATTGATAGCGCAAGAGTTGCCGATGTCGCAGCAACAGAAACACCAACAGAGAATTCCGAAGCAACCGCTGAGGATACAACAACACAGGAGGACAAAGTGTCTGATATAACTTCAGATGCTCCTATCGCAACCGAAGCGGTAGAAGCTGCAAAGTCTGAGCCTGTGGCAGTAGTAGCAGCGCAGTCAGTTGCTTACACAAAGCCACGCTCACCAATTAATAACAAAGCAACATACCTAGAGCATTCAGTTCGTGCTGCACTAGGCAACGAGGACAGCCGTCAATATGTAATGGCAGCTGACACAACTTCAAATAACTCTGGATTAATTCCAACACCACAATCAACAGAAATTATCAATGGTGTTTCAAACGCTGATCGTGGCTTAATTGACGCGCTATCACGCGGCACACTTCCAGCATCAGGAATGACTTTTGAAATTCCTAAAATTACAACTGCTCCAACAGTAACACTTGAGGCAGAAGCAGCAGCAATTGATACAACAGATCAAGCATCATCATTTGTTCAGGTTGATGTTAAGAAATTCGCTGGCGGACAAACATTTTCAGTTGAATTACTAGATCGTTCATCACCAGCATTCTTTGATGAGTTAGTTCGTCAAATGGAATTTGCTTATGCAAAGACCACAGATGCTTATGTTGCAACAGTTCTTGGAAATTCATGTTCACTAGCAGCAGTAGCTGAGGACAACACAGCAGCAGACTTGCTTGCTTATGTTTCAGCAGCAGCAGCATCTATCTATTCAGGTTCACTTGGATTTGCTCGTAACTTAATTGTTAATAGCACACAATGGGGCAACATCATGGGCTACAACGACAGCGGTCGCCCAATCTACAACGCATCACAACCACAAAACGCAGGTGGCGCAGTTTCACCACAATCACTACGTGGAAATGTTGCTGGCTTGGATCTTTATGTTTCTCGCTCACTTGATGGTTACACAACTGGAGATCAGTCAATGATCGTAGTAAATCCAGATGCATTCACATGGTATGAAAGCCCACGCTTACAACTACGCTCTGATATCACAGCAACCGGTCAAGTATCTGTTGCTTACTATGGCTATGGCGCATTAGCAGTGAAAATTGCTGGTGGCGCAGTTTGGTTCAACAAGAACTAATTAAGCCCTTAATGCCTGGGGTTGCTCCCGATTCCAGGCAGCTAATAATGGGAGTCTAAGAGAGGAATTTATGCCAACAATTATTACCGCGACCCAGTTGCGTTCTGTATTGGGTGTAAGTTCCTCTCTTTATGATGATACTTACTTAAATCAAATTATCGATACAGCAGAAACAGTTATTCTGCCAATGTTAGTTACATTCAAAGCTCCAATCGAAAAAGTGTCGCTGACTGATAATGTCGCCACTTTTACTACACTAGGAATTCATGAATTTACCGAAGGACAATCAGTTGTCATCACAGGATGCGGATCACCATATAACGGAACAAGAACAATACTTGCAGACAATCTTGGCGCATATACCTTCTCGGCTGCAATCACAAACGCCGATGTCATCGAAGCAAATGTTATCCCATCTGGAGTCGCGACTTTATCTGGAGCATCAACTTATGTTGGAAACGCAGCTGTTCAATCAGCTGTCTATACAGTTTCAGTCGAAGTCTTTCAAGCCAGACTTGCCGGTGGAGGACAAATCGAAGGAGTAGATTTTACAGCTACACCTTTCAGAATGGGTCGTTCATTATTTAATAAATGCGTTGGCCTACTTGGCTCATACATGGATGTTGAAAGCATGGCTCAATAGTGCCTAACCAAACAATTCTTGAGCAAGTTCGCACACCTTTAGCAACTGCTTTATCTAGCGTTGCAGGAAATGTTTATTCATTCGTGCCTGAAACAGTTATTCCGCCAGCAGTTGTAGTTGTGCCTGATTCACCATATTTAGAATTCGAAACAATAAGCAAGTCAAACATTCGCGCTAAGGTCAATATGACCATCACAGTTGCAGTTGCTTACAATAGCAATCCTGCCTCACTCGACAACATCGAGCAGTTAGTAATAAGTGTTCTGGCAGTAATTCCGGCAGGTTATATTGTCAGTTCGGTTGAAAGACCAACAGTTACACAAGTAGGAGCATCAACTTTGCTTATTGCAGATGTTAGAGTTAGCACCTATTACCAGAGAACAATCTAAGGAGAAAAATGCCAACGACAGTTATTACCGGTCGAGATATTACCTTCACTATTGGCGGTAATAATTTCGATGCACAAGCAACAACAGCAACACTTACTGGCGAGATGGATCGTCAGACTTATCAGACACTAGACGGAAAAGTCTTTAAGGTAACTGATAATAACTTCACTTTTGAAGTTGAAATGTTAGCCGACTGGGGCGCAACTGGATCTCTATGCGAGATTCTATGGGGCGTTGCTGAGTCAGCACCAGATACAGCAATCAGCACAGTTTTCACAGCTACATCAGGCGCAGTATTTACTTTTCAAGTATTGCCAATGTGGCCATCAGCTGGTGGAACTGCACCAGATGCGCAAACTGTATCTTTATCATTCCAAGTAATCGGAGTGCCAGCAGAAGCGTTTTAATCAATAAACAAACGGGAGCAAACAAATGAAGTTACCAATTACAATTGAATATAACTCAGGTGAGCAAGCCACTTATGTAGCCCAACCACCTGAGTGGGCTAAGTGGGAAAAGACAACTGGCAATACCATAAGCCAAGCAAAAGAAAAACTTGGAATGTGGGATCTAATGTTTTTAGCGTATAACGCTCATAAGCGTGAAGCTGCTGGAAAGCCAGTAAAAGGTTTTGATATATGGATGGAAACAGTCAGCGATGTAATTGTCGGTGATGCAAACCCAAAAGCCATCCAGCAGGAAGCCTAAGCAGATTATTGGTTGAGTTGGCATTAGCCACACAGATTCCAATGAGTGAGTGGGTTGATTCGGATGACATTCTAACAGCGATCGAAGTATTGGAGCAGAGGTATGGCAAGTGAAACAATCGCCTACAATAAAAAAGATCTGCGCGATATTTACAAGGCTTTCAAACTTATGGACGACCAAGCTACTGATGAAGCACGCCGTCAATCTGCTGCTCTGGCGTATTTTGCATCAGAGGAAATTAAACAGTCAGCTGCAACTAGAACAAAGGCTGGCAAAGTTGCGCAGAGAGTCGCGGATGGCGTTAGCATCTCTAAATCAAGTAAAATTGGCGAATTCAGTTACGGCTTCGCAAGACAAAAGTTTTCAGGTGGTGCTACTACGCAAACCCTATGGGGTGGTGTTGAGTTTGGTTCAAATAAATTCAAACAGTTCCCCACATATTCTGGACGGCAAGGTCGTGGATCTCGCGGATGGTTCATTTATCCAACCCTTCGCAGAATTCAGCCTGAATTGATTAATAAGTGGGAAGAAAGTTTTACTCGCATCATTAAGGAATGGATTTAATGGCTACCGGTAATCGCACATTAAAGTTATCAATCCTTGCTGATGTCGATGACTTAAAAAAGAAGTTAGGCGAAGCTGATAAAGCCGTTGAAAGTAACTCAAGCAAGATTTCAGAGTTTGGTAAAAAGGCTGCTGCTGCTTTTGCGGTCGCTGCTGCTGCTGCCGTTGCCTATGCTGGCAAATTAGCCGTTGATGGGGTCAGGGCTGCGATAGAGGATGAGCAAGCACAGTTAAGGTTAGCCAATGCCCTAAGACAAGCCACAGGTGCTACTGATGCCCAAATAGCGGCAACTGAGGACATGATCCTAAAGACATCTTTAGCCACAGGTGTTGCTGATGACAAACTTCGTCCAGCCATGCAGAGATTGGCAGTATCTACAAAATCTACTGAGGAAGCCCAAAAGTTATTAACCCTTGCTTTAGATATTAGTGCTGCATCAGGTAAAGACTTAGAAACTGTTGCAAATGCTTTAGGCCGTGCTCAGGATGGAAATGTTACATCTCTTGGCAGATTAGGACTTGGATTAAGCAAGGCTGAATTATCAACATTATCTTTTACTGAAGTTCAAGAGAAACTTGCTGATCTTTATGGTGGCGCAGCAGCTACAAATGCTGAAACCTTTCAAGGAAAAATTGATCGTTTAAAAGTAGGATTTGATGAGGCTAAGGAAAGTTTAGGCGTTTTATTATTACCGGAAATTGAAAAATTTATCAATTACTTAAACGATACAGGACTTCCAAGTCTTGAAGCATTTATTGCCGGGTTAACAGGCGATGAAGGATTAAAAGCATCTCTTGATGAAAATCAAAAAGGTGCATATTCATTTGGTAATGCTATTGCATGGGTAAGCGACAAGATAAGTTCATTTATTGTATTTTTAAGAGAAGCAATTGGTTTAGTCGTATCACTTGCAAATGAACTTATTAGGGTAGTTAATGTGATTCCTGGCGTGAACATCGGGTCAATTCCAAACCCTGCTCCTTCAGCTGCTAGATCATCATTACCATCAGTTCCAA